CACCACGTCCGACGCGATCGTGGGCTACGCGCACCGGCACGGCTGGCCGCCGCATCCGAAGCAGCCCGTTGGTGCCGAATGGCGGGCGCAGCGCAAGGCCGCTGGGACGGCACAGAAGCCGCCGAAGGCGCGCCAGCCACCGAGACCTGCGCCGCCGCCTGCGCCCGCTGTAGCGGCTCCGTTGCAATCCACTTCCCGTGGGGAAGGCTTGCACTCTAACATATCTAAGCCGCCGCGCGACAAGGGGCCGCGGCGCGAGGCGTGCAACCCGGCGCCGCTGGCGGTGCCCACGGCGCGCTTCCACGGCTGTCAATGGCTCGATGGGGACGATCGGCGGTCCTGGGAGATGTGCGGCGCCCCGGTGGGGCCGCAGGGCGTCTACTGCGCCGAGCATTATGAGCGCTGCTACTACCGCCCGCGCTGGCATGCGGAGGTGGCGGCGTGATGCTCCCGTTCTGGGATGGTCTGGTGGTCACCAACCACTTTGACCCGGAGATGGCGCAACTCGCCGATCGCCACTACAGCCGCCGCACCATCGGTGCCCGGCAGTTCTGCTACGCGGGTCGCAAGTTGGTGCTGCGCGACACTGCCGGCGATGTCCTGTTCGTCTGGATGTGGCCGCTCGAGGACATGCGGATGGACGGGCAGGCCGGCTATTCCTGCGCCATCTTCCGCAACGAAGGCGCGCGCCGATCCAGCGAGATCATCCTCGAGGCGGAAGCCGCAGCGTTTGCGAAGTGGGGTCCGCGCCGCGTCTTTACCTACGTCAATCCCGCGAAGATCCGTTCCACCAATCCTGGCTGCTGCTTCAAGGCCGCTGGCTGGAAGCGCATCGGACAAAGCAAGGGCGGTCTGGCTCTGCTCGCGAAGGAGGTGGCGGCGTGAGCCGCCGGCCGTGGACCGGTGCGGAGCGGCTGCGGCTGCTGCGGCTGGCCGACACGCTGCCCACGGCGGCGCTGGCCGAGCGGTTCGGACGCACGCGCAAGGCGATCGAGGCGCAACTCTATCACCTGCGCGGGCGCCTCAGGCCGGAACCGCCGGTGACGATGACGAACCCGGTGACGCGCGCCGCGGCAGACGCGTGCCTCGCAGCCGAGGTCGCGGCGGCGCGGGCCGAGGCCGCCACGGCGCCGCTGTATCGCGGAGGGCCCTTGCTATGGTGACGCGCAACGTCGAGCTAGAGGCGGAACTCGAGGCGAAGCTGGCAGCCGCCACGCGGAAGGCGGCGCGGACCGGGGCGCGCGTGGTAGTCTACCGCGGCGCGACGGAGGCCGCGATCGTCTGGCCGAGCGGGCAGATCGACATCCAATCGTCCGGGGCGGAGCTGATCTCCTCGAGGGCGCCGGCATGACCGGCATCATCACCGCATCGCTGCCGCTCGAGGTGCGCGCCGTGCGGCGGCACGATCACGACGACCTGCAGCACGCCTGCATGCAATATCTGGAATTGGCACTGCCCTACGACGCGGTGGCGCATCACAGCCCGAACGAGGGCAAGCGCTCGCTGCGCGCCCAGCGCGAGTTGAAACGCTCGGGGTGTCGGCCGGGTTGGCCTGACATCGAAATAGTTTGGCAAGGCCGGTTCTACGGCATCGAACTGAAGACGCCGAGCGACGTGTTGCGCAAGGACCAGCGCGAGACCCACCGCAGGCTGCATTACTGCGGTGCGACGGTGGTGACGTGCAAGACGCTCGAGGGCGTGGAGTGCAGCCTGCGCGAGCTCGGATTGCCGTTGCGGGCGGGGGTGATGGCGTGACCAGGGACGCAATGGCAGCCGCGCTCAACATCTCAGACGAGTTCTGGCCGGCGCTTGAGTGTGATGCCTTTAATCTACCGCGCGAGGCACTATCGGATGTCCAGCAGCGCGCGTTGTGGGTGATCCATCAGCGCGATTTCACCCGCGCCAGCATCAGCGGCCTGGATGCGTTCGTGCCGGACGAGCAGGAGCCGGAGATGATGTCTCTCAAGCCGCAGCGCGCCACTGTGGTGCGTTTTATCGGCGATCTGATCGCAGCGGCGTGCCTTGATGATGATGGCGCTCCGTTGCTGCTGATACAGAATGCCGCTGAGTTCTGTGCCGATTGGGAGCGTTGGCAGCGCGCGCGGTGCAATGAAGGGGAAGCTAATGCCTAACGTCCCGCTTGAACTGATCCGGCCTAATCCATATCGGGACTTCGACCTGCATCCGATCGGCGAGGAGCAGGTTGAGCGCCTAATGGCGTCGATCGATCACACCGGGTTCTGGGCGTCGGTGGTCGCGCGCCGGGTAGCGGACGGCTACCAGCTCGCGTTCGGTCACCACCGGATCGAGGCGGCACGACGACTCAACGCTACCGTGGTGCCGATCGAGGTCAGGGAATTATCCGACTGGCAGATGGTGGAGATGTTGGCGGCCGAGAACGCCACACAGCGCGGCTCGACCGCCGCCGCCTGCCTGGATGCGGTGGCAGCGATTAGCAAGGTGCTAGCCTACAACCTGCTGCGGTGGGAAAACGAGGCTACCTTCGCGCGTGCGTGCGGGAAGGTAGCCATAAATTTCCCAACCTGTCGTGGCCGGCTGGAGGCCGGAACCGGCATTGGTGCGGACTGTATCACGGCATTCATGCCGAAGGACGCATTCCGCGATCATCAGGTCCGTGAGGCACTCGGTATCCTAAAGGACAGTGGCCGTATGGCTGACATCGTCGCCGACGCCGGAGCCATGGCAGGCGCCGAGTTGGCGGCGGAGCGCGAGGCTGCGGAGCGCGAATTGGCCGAGGCGCAGCGCCGCGAAGCTGCCGCCAGGACCAAGCGCGAGCGTGAGGCGCTGGCCAAAGTGACGACCAAAGCCAAGAGGAAAGCTTCCGCCAAGGGCAACGCCACGACCGCGACCGTCAACGCTGTGGCGGCGATCAAACGCCAGCCGGTGATCTTCGATGCCCGCGTTCCCAAGCTGTTCAAGGTCGAAGCGCACGGCGCGACATTCCGCCAGATCATTACCGGAGCAACTTTCCGGTCATACCTAAAGCTCGACCAGCAATATGCGTTCGCTCAATCGGTGATAGCGGCGCTGCGCGAGGCCAAGCCAGGCAAGGAAATCACCGCAGCCGACATCCGCACCGAATGCTGGTCGCGGATCGAGAGCGGACTTGGTATGGCGCGCGGCAGGATGCGCACCGCGCCGGAGCGTCCGTATCTGGAGGAGATCAAGGAAGGTCTGAACCTGGTTCGTCGTGCGGAGGGGGACTTCAAGCGCGGGGTCGCGCTGTTGCTGCGCGGCTTCCAACTCGGGGAACAACTCGACGCCAAGCAGGCCGAGCGGCTCGACAAGATGGAACAGACATTTGTGGTCGGGTGGGACGGCATGAAGCCGCACCGCGAGAACGTCAAACGTCATCTGAAACTGATCAGGGAGAAGTAACGCCATGGCAGATACGCGCGCATCAAGTATCGATCTGGCTCGCGGGTTCTACGAGCACCATCGGCTGGCGTTTGCCAAGGCTGCACAGCCTGACGGACAGAACCAATTCGAGTTCAGTGGCGACAAGTTCGATCAATGGGCGGTCGCCGCCGGTCATATGGCCAAGCGGGCACTAGATACGGCTACGGGCGATCTGGAACACAACGGCTCGCTGTATGAGCGCCACGCGCTGCGGCGTCGCCTGAACATCGCAGCGCGCCGGGGTGAGGGGCTGGATCGGGCCTATACCATCGAGGCCCGCGGCATGCGTTGGCGTGTGGTGCTGCTGGAACGGTTCGTTGTCGAGCAGCCAACGGCGATCGTCTCCGGCATCCGGCGGTGCCTGGAACGCTCGGACCTCGAGGTGGACCGCGTCAACAAGTACCTCGATGCGCAAGATAGTCTGTCGGACGAGGAGCGGCTGCTGTGCAAGATGCGGCTGGAGATGGCGCAGATGTCGATCTTGAGCGGGCACCAGATGATGGAGATGGTCATCATGGGGTTCAGCTCCGACAAGGCGCCTAACTGGAAGCGCCTGCGGCGGAGGTTCGCCGAGGTTCTGCTGCGTGAGTCCAGCGGCAAGAAGCAACTGGTCACGGTGCGGCGGAAGCGGCGCAAGCCGGCAGCATGACCACCGCGCCGCAATACACCGGCGAGCTGCGCCGCGGCGACACGCCCAACACGGTGGTGGGCGAGATTCGCGACCAGTTCGGCTGGCCCATCATCCTCACCGGCACGCTGGATCCGGCGACGCGCGAATACCGGCTGGAGGGCCGGCTGGGGCCGACGCCGCCGTCGCTGCACATCGACACGATCGACGGGCCGCGCTCCGAGGAGGCGGCCTGATGGCAATCAAGCTATTAGCGGGCGCGTGCCAGTGCGTCGTGTGTCCGCACTGTGGTGATGTCACCAAGCAGGATGTGTTGCTGGCGCAATTTACCTGCGGCGTATGCGATCGTGGCTTCGCTCCTCGTTCGCCCGATACTAAGCCGTGCACGGTGCTGGATTGCTTCTCGGGGGCTTCCACAACTTTACTGGTTGCGGATCGGCTGCAGCGCGACGCGATCGGCATCGAACTCAGCACGGACTATGGCGCCATGGCCACCGGGAGGATCGAGCAGGACGCGCCGCTGTTCGCTGGGGTGGTCGAGGAGCCGGCGGCACGCGACGCGCCACTTAAGGAGGTGACGGGGCCGCGGCATGACGGCAATTCCTGGAAGGGCGGCGTTGCCCCACCGCCACGACCTGCCCGTATTGTGGACGACGCGCCGCTGCTGGCGTGGGGCGCGGTGGCGGAGGAGGCAGCGGAATGAGCGCGTTGCGGCACGTTGCGAATCAGCGCATATACAGCGAAGCCGCCCGGCGGGAACCGAGCGGCTACTGTGACTTTGGAATGTCGGGCCTGGAGGGGCCCAACGAGCAAGGTGCCGTGCATCACCTTGTTCGCACAAAGCCCCTCCGCCCGTCAAGCAGGGAGCTTGTGCCTATGTCACCTAGCATTTCGCAGATCCAGGCGCTGGTTGCCGCGCGGCATCGGCTGTGCGTGCGCGATATCCTGTCGCGGCGGCGGTCGGCGCAGGTCGCCCGGCCGCGCCAGATCGCCATGTGGCTGGCCCGCCACATCACGCCGTGCAGCCTGCCGGAGATCGGCCACGCCTTCGAGCGGGACCACACCACCGTCATGCATGGCATTGATCGGATTGATAAACTGATGGGCGCCTATCCTCTGTTCCGGGATGAGGTGCTGGGGCTGCTGGATGAACTCTGCGCCGAGGCCGGCGCGGATTACCGGAGGATCGCAGCATGAGCAATGGCACCTGCTGGATGCCGCTGTACGTCGGGGATTACCTGCGCGATACCGGCCACCTCTCGACCGCGGAGCACGGCGGCTACCTCCTGGCGCTGATGCATGCCTGGGGGCACGGTGGTCTATTGCCTCGTGACGAGACCCGGCTACAGCGCATCTGCAAGATGGACGCCAAGCAATGGGCGGCGTCGCGCGACACCCTCCTGGAATTTTTCTACCTGACCGAAGACGGTTACCGTCAGAAGCGCGTCGAGCGCGAGTTGGAACGAGCACAATCTATAGTTGATAAGCGGCACGATGAGCGCGAGGCCGCTACCGAGCGCATGCGTCGCTGGCGGGCCAAGAGCGACCCTGACCACCCACCAGACAAGCCAAACGGTGACGCCACTGTGACGCGTCACAAGCCAGTCACCAAGCCGTCACTGGTGCCGTCACGGAGACCATCACGTGACGCCTCTGGTGACGCCTCGGTGACTCGCGCGTCACAACTACCTTCACCTGTACAAAGCTTAGATTCTTACTTGAGAGAAGGAGAAGAAACGGCGCGCGCGAGGCCAAGCGAAATCAAGGCGGTAACGGCCGGGATTGCATCGGCACTCAAGGCCTGGCGACCGCCATACACGCCGTCCCGCGACTTCCAACTCGGCGCGCTCACGGTGGTTCGTGGACTGCCGCAGCCGCAGGAACCGGAGCGCACGGTCGAGCAGCAACTGGCGATCCTACGCGGCGAGGTCGCGGCATGACCACCCCACCGACCGATGCCGAGCTGGTCGCGGCGGCTGCAACCGTGGCGGGTGCCGTCGCCCACCTCCGCGCCGTCACCGCGGCCAAGCTGCTCGCGGTGCGCCGGTTCGCCCCACGGGCACCGGCGCGGCTGTCCCGCGCGCAGCTCGCGGAAACCTACCGCCGCAGCAACGTCCGCGACCCGCGCAACCGATGGTCCCGCTACGTCGCCAACGACGACCGGAGCGCCGCATGACCGACCTGCCGCTAGGCTTCATGCGCGCCTTCGCCGACGTCGTGCTCGGCAAACGCCACAATCCCGGCGCCAACGTCGCCATCAGCCCGCTGGTCTGGAACGTCGAGCCAGGTCACGACCAGCGATACTGGTATTTCACCGTTGCCGCCGCAGATCGCCGCGGCCGGTTCCACCTCGATCAGCTGAAGACCGAGGACGGGGAGCGAGACTTGGCTGAAGCATCGCGCGGCGCCCTGGTGCTGGAACTCGCATCTCGACGCCCCCCATGCGTTCTGCACCTGTTCGATGACGAACTGGCTATGGCGAAGTTCTGCGCCGCCACCTGGCCGAGCCCGCGAACCCGCAGGATGCTACTCGGCCTCCAACGCGAGCGAGGCGCCGCATGACCCGCCTCGTCCGCTGGCTCCGCTGGCGCTGCTTTCGCATGCGCAGGTGCGCGTTCAGATGAGTGCTAGCACTAGGGTTTCACCGAAAAGCCTTGCTAATCTGACCAGGCGCTGGGAGGCAGGCGAAAGCGGCAATCCCGCAGGGCGTCCGCCGGCGCTCGTCGACATCGCTGCGTTGGCTCGCGTGCATGGGCCGAAATGCATCGAGGTTGCGGCGAAACTGCTCGACAGCGACGATGAGCGCATTCGCCTTGCCGCGGTGATCGCGCTGCTCGATCGAGGCTTCGGCAGACCAGCTCAGACAGTTACCGATGCAACTACTGGAGAAAAGGTCACGTTCCTGCATCTCATTGCCGCACGATCCATCTCCGATCAGATCAACGGCGAGCGCGTGTTCGAGGCTGAGCATACAGACGTAGATACAGCGCCGAATGCGCCACCAAATCTGCTAGAACCGGCGCTGGAATAGCGATGGCGCTCAACCTCCAACACCCGACCGAGCCGTTTGACTGGGCCAAAGCCATCAGCGACAGCGCCAATCCGTTCGACACCGCCATGGCACGATACGTACGCGCGCCGATCGCATTCGTGCGTGAGGTGCTCAAGGCTGAGCCTGACAAGTGGCAACTCGAAGCATTGCGCGCGCTTGCTCGCGGTCACACGCGCATCAGCATTCGGTCGGGCCATGGCACCGGTAAGAGCGCGTTCGCGGCGTGGGCGCTGGTGTGGTTCTGCAATACGCGCGCGCCGTTCAAAGCTGTCGCCACAGCACCGACATCGCCGCAGTTGTTCGACGTGCTGTGGCCCGAGTTGCTCAAGTGGCACAAGACGTTACCGCCCGCGTGGCAGTCGCTGTGGGATCTGACATCGGATCACCTCAAACTCAAGGCCGATCCCGAGAGCTTCGTAACCGCGCGCACCTCGAGGCCGGAGACGCCGGAGAGCATGCAGGGCGTCCACAGTACCAACGTGCTGCTGGTGTGCGACGAGGCGTCGGGCATCGCCGAGCCGGTGTTCGAGGCGGCGGCCGGCAGCATGTCGTCAGCCGGTGCGACCACGATCCTGATCGGCAATCCGACACGCAGCACGGGGTTCTTCTGGCGCACGCACGCGACGGAACGCGGGCGCTGGTTTACCATGAAGGTGTCGGGCCTCGACAGCCCGCGCGTCACCAAGGAGTTCGTCGATGAGCACGCGCAACGTTACGGACTTAACAGCACCGCATATCGCGTGCGAGTTCTGGGCGAGTTTCCCGAGGCCGACAGCGACACCTTCATTGCCGGAGATTTGGTCGATCAGGCAATGCAGCGAGATGTGGCGCTTGATCTCACAAAATCGGAGATATGGGGTTTGGATGTCGCACGCTTCGGTGACGACAGTAGCGTCCTCATCAAACGACGCGGATACGTAGTCACCGAGCCGCCGCGGGTTTGGCGGCAGTTCGATACCATGATGCTGGCCGGCGCGGTGAAGCACGAATACGACCTGATGCGGAACAACAAGCCGGCACTGATCGCGATCGACGCGATCGGCATCGGTGCTGGTGTCGCCGACCGGCTGATGGAGCAGGGCGTGCCGATCCTAGCCGTGAACGTCGGCGAGGCGCCATCCACGACCGGGCGGTATGTCCGCCTGCGCGATGAACTGTGGGGGCGTGGCCGCGAGTGGCTGGCGTCGCGCATGTGCCGGCTGCCGCGTGACGAGCAACTGCGCGATGACCTGGTGGCGCCACGCTACACCTACACCAGCGACGGCCGGGTGCAGATCGAGAGCAAGCAGCAGATGCGCGCGCGCGGGCTGGCGTCGCCGGATCGGGCCGATGCGTTCCTGCTCACGCTGGCGGAGGCCGGGATGATGGTGAGCAGCCAGAGCGATGCCGGATTGTATGCACAAGCGCCGCTACGGCCTAGGATATCTGGGATGGAGTACTGATGATGTCACCGATCATGCTGATCATGGTGGTGCTGGTCGTGCTGCTGTTGGTAGGCGGCGGCTGGGGGTGGCGCGGCGGCTATTACTCGTCGTACCCGTACTATGGTTACGGCATGGGCGGGATCGGCCTGATCGTGGTGATCCTGCTCGTGCTGCTGCTGCTCGGGCGCATCTGATGCCATCGCTGCTCGACCCTGACGAGGGCCAGACGCTGGCGCAGACCGGCGCCGGGCTGCTGCGGATTGGGCAGACGGACGCCGGCCAGGGCGCGGCGCTGGCGGATCTGTATCGGCGTGTGACGGAGCCGCAGCAAGCGCAGCAGCAGCAGGATGGCTCATCAAATGGGACCTGAACCACGCCCGGTCGAGGAACGCTTCTGGCAGTACGTCTCGCCATGTCCGAACACGGGTTGTTGGTGGTGGGAAGGGACCGTGATGTCCACAGGATACGGTCAGATCAGGGTTCGGAACGGCTTGAACAGCCACAAGATGGTGAAGGCTGCCCATGTCTCCCTCATGCTGCATGGTAGGCCGCGGCCATCGGTTGATGCACTGGCGTGTCACCACTGCGACCAGCCTAACTGCGTGAATCCTGAGCATCTCTATTGGGGCACGCTGTCAACGAACGCGTTCGATGCATACGAGCGAGGGCGCAAGGAAGTGCCGGCGGTGTTTCTGGCTGATGCCGCGCTGCGAGGCGCTCGCACACATTGCCAGAGCGGACATGAGTTTACTCCCGAGAACACGCTCCGAGACAAATCGGGCATGCGAGTGTGCCGAGAGTGCGGCAGGACACGGGCGCGCGAGTATCAACGTGCCAGGCGCCGAAAGGGCAACGCGTTATGAGCGGTTCAAGCAGCATACAGCCCCCGCTCCCGCCAGGACCGGTTAGACCGGGCGGACCCGAAACGGGCGGTATCGGCGGCATTGGTGGGATGCAGCCGGGCGCTGGCGGGCTGCTGTCGCCCAGCTCGTGGCAATCCAGCCAACCGCCGCCGGTGCCACCACTGCGCGGGCTGATGCGTCCGACCGGACAGCCGCCGGGACACGACCAGATTTTCGCCAACCTGAGCAAAGGCCCGTCCGACACCACGCTGCCGCCGGACAGCGACGACAGCCTGCCGGGGATGCTGCGGCCGTATGCGGCGGGATTGCGCCCGACGCTGGTACCGACGAGTGCGGCTTGGCAACAAGAGTTTGTATACGAGCGGCTCGGCAAGCCGGACACTGAGATTGCTGATATAGCTCGATATTACTTCAAAATAGCCCAGAATTATGACACGTACCTGAGCCGCGAACGGATCACGGCATCGCAGTATTATGCCGGTAGACCGCTCGGGGATGAAGAACCCGGCCGTAGTCAAATGGTTCTCACGGTGGTGCGAGATACCATCAGGGCGACATTGCCTAGCCTGCTTCGGGTCTTCACCGGGGTAGAAGATCCCGTTTCGTTCGAACCAATCAGCGCCGATGTAACGGGCGATGATAAACTTGCAACCACCTTAGCCAGACAAGCTACGGATTATTGTAGATGGGCATTATTCAACTGTAATTCTGGGTGGCAAATCTTGCACGACGTGCTGCTCGATGCGCTGACCCGCAAGGCCGGCTGGGCGCGGTGGCACTGGGGCAAGCGCGAGGTGACGCGCACCGAGGTGTGCGAGAACCTGCTGCTGCCGCAGTTGCAGGGCCTGCTCGCGGAACCCGGCATCGAGGCGCAGCGCATCATTCGCCGGCCGATCCAGCCCTCCGAACTCCAACTGCTCGCCAAGGTGCCCGAAGTCGCCATGTATCTACAACAGGGTGGCGCACCGGAGTATTGGAGCGCGACCTTGACGCGGCACGCGGCGCAGAACTGGCCGGTGGTCGAGGCGGTGCCCTCCGAATGCGTGTGGGTGGTGGCGGATGCCAACACGGTGGAGGGCGCCAGAGGGATCTTCCACGTCAGAGACGTTCCCGCCAGCGACCTGATCGAGATGGGGCTGCCGGAAGACAAGGTGATGCGGCATCTCGACTCGATGATGAGTCCGCTGCGGCGGCGCGAGGCGATCGCGCGCAACGAGGCGTCGGGCCACAACATCCGCGGCTCCGCGCCGAACGACCGCAGCATGCAACTGGTGCGGTATGCGGAGGGTTGGATCAGGGCGGACGCGGACAACGATCACCGCGCCGAGTTGCTGCACGTGCACATGCTGGGCAATGCGACCGAACTGGTGCAGTGGGAGCGCACCGACGAAATCCCATTGGCCTGTTTTACTCCCTACAGGGAACCCGGAAGGATTATCGGCTCGTCGCAGGCCGACATGGTGATGGACCTGCAGCGCACCGAGACGCGGGTTATGCGCGCGGTGCTCGACAGCCTGGGGCAGAGCATGTTCCCGCGCACCGCGGTGGTGCTGGGCCAGGCGAATTTGCAGGATGTGCGGCAGACCGCGATCGGCTCGATCATCCGCATCACCCAGCCGGGCGCGGTGAC